AAAGGCGACATGAAAGGTGACATGGGACGTAAACCTAAGGCACTAACTAGTCTTGTGCGTAACACAGTAAACATGATTGGCAGTTATAACGTTGGTATGGTGTGTACTAACCACACATACGCTTCACAGGACATGTTTGATCCAGATGACAAGATCAGTGGCGGACAAGGCTTTATCTATGCAAGTAGTATTGTTATTGCAATGCGTAAACTAAAACTAAAAGAAGACCTAGATGGCAATAAAACTACTACTGTAAATGGTATTCGTGCAGCGTGTAAGGTTATGAAAACACGTTATGCAAAGCCGTTTGAAGCAGTACAGGTTAAGATTCCATATGAAACAGGCATGGATCCCTATAGTGGATTACTTGACTTGTTTGAAGCAAAAGGTATGCTGACTAAACAGGGCAATCGACTAAAGTATACAACTACCGCAGGCGAAGAAATGCTAGAGTTTCGTAAAGGATGGACAGGAGATAAACTTCAGGTTATTATGGATGACATTTCTAACGCAGATGGACTAAGTATTGATGACATTGTTGAGCAAACAGTGACAGAACCGGAGGAAGTAACATCTGATGAATGAAGATATCTTTAAATCGATATATAGTGTACTCAAACAATATATTCCTGCAAAAGATTTACAACAAGCAACAGATCATCTTGTAGATGATGCACAAGAGTTTTTAGAAGAAGATGAACTGTATAGACTAGCAGGACTTGACAAGCATATGAAAGCAAGTGTTAGCGAGATTATTGGCGAGCCAGACTTTGATCATGAAGACGAGGACCTAGACTATTGAGTCAATGGTATAATAGAGTAGTAAACAATCTTGTTGAGATTCCTAAGTTCATTAGTTACTATGAAAGTGAACTAGAAGAAGCAAAGCATGAGTGTAATGTTAAAGGTATTGTAGAAAAAAATATCACTGCACTGCCAGGTATAACCGAGCATCGTTTCAATCAACTTCAAGAGATTGAAGCAGTGCTTAACTACTTAAACATACAACTTCGTAAGATTAGACGCAAGCATTTCCAAAAATATTTGGAAGGATATGCCCGTGCGTTAACAAGTCGCGATGCTGAAAAGTATGTTGATGGCGAGGATGAAGTCATTGACTTTGAAACTATTATTAACGAAGTAGCACTGTTGCGCAATAGATGGCTAGGCATAATGAAAGGCTTAGATACTAAGCAGTGGCAGATGGGACATGTTGTTAGACTTAGAACAGCAGGCATGGAAGATATCAGGATAGATTAATGGACTTATTTCAACAAGTAGAATTTATATCACACGCAGGCATTCCAATGACATGGAAGATCGAAATGGATGCGCTCACAGATGCCGAATGGGCAGCTTGTGCAAAAATGGTTATGGAATATCAAAAACGTCCTTTCTACAAAGCAGTAGGAATTCCACGTGGCGGTGTTAAGTTTGCAAATGCACTTAACAAATACGCCAGTGGAGATCCCAACGATGAAGTGATGGTTGTTGATGATGTTTACACTACTGGTACAAGTTTCCGTGAATTTATTGCAGAGAACTATCCTATGTGGACAATGCAACAAGGTTTTCGTTGGTGTGTGTTTGCTCGCAAACCAAGTGATACTTTAGAAGGTGGATTTGTAAAAGCTCTGTTTACTATGCCAGAAGCAACGAACCAATATGATTAAGCAGTACATCAAAAGTTATCCAGACTTTCCCAAAGAGGGTGTAGACTTTAAATGTACAGCAAGTTTATGTGCAGGCGAAGGTTTAAGACTTGTAAACAACTATATGTATGATAACCTTTTGAAGTATATGCCTTGCGATAAGATTATAGGCTTAGATGCCCGTGGTTTTATATTTGGCGCAGTGCTAGCACATCGCACACGCTGTCCACTTGTACTGTGCCGCAAGCAGGGCAAACTACCTGGTGCTACCGTAAGCAACACATTTGAACTTGAATACGGTACTGCTACAATGGAAATACAAAAAGATAGTATCAACAGAGGCGATAGAGTAATCATTATAGACGACTTGATGGCTACTGGCGGTACTATGCAAGCCGCGATTGATATGATATATGAACTTCATGCCACTCCTGTTGCAGTCGCAGTCGCAATGGATCTAAGTTACCTAAATGGTAGCAAACGTATCAAAGAACAAGGAATACCTTTTTATGCAGCAACAGAATATCAATCCTGACCACAGTCTACTAACACTAGAAGCACTAAATGAGTTTGACGACTTCAAGGCAAGTATTAAACACATGGCAGACTTTGGTTGCGGTAAAGGACTTGATCTAGAGTACTGGGGGAATATGCGTGAGAACACAGAACAAGGCCCAGGTAGATACTTGGATTTTAACTGTGTAGGCTTTGATTTAAATGCAGAAAGCAATAAACCAAGTCGCAAAAATATCAAATACAAAAACTTTGATTTAAACAGCAGTGATCCTATGTGGAGTGTTCCATTTGATTTGATTTGGTGTAACAACACAATGCAATACTTACACAGTCCTGTTGAGTTTTTAGGCAGAGTAAACAAAAATCTCAGCATGGGTGGGATGCTGTACTTGTGTGTTCCTAGCACAATAAATGTACTGCATCATAGGTTTCAAAACTATACTCCTGCAGGACATTTGAATACTTTCACTGTTACACAAATAATCTACTTGCTAGCTCTTAACGGATTCGACGTAAAAGACTTTTATTTACAAAAACGTAAGTTTGAGGATATTATACAAGTGATTGTATACAAAGAGCGCGAACCTCTGCCTTATAATACTACATGGTACGAGCTAGTAGACAAAGACATCCTCAATGATGAAATGAAAGAGATCGTGCTTAAAAACAATGTACTTACAGACTTGGGTGTAGTTACTACTTGGGTAGATGGCACAGTACAAGACTATAGATGGCACACCTAAAGTTTATTGCGAATTCTATTCCACTGCACACCTATCTCATCAGCAAACCATTCAGTATATGTCATACGATTTAACCAGTTGTGTCTATCAGGCTTGCTTAACCATTCTCCCATGCTAGTACCTACTTCATATGCTAAACTACTTTCACTTACTACTGCAGGCACACCTTGTATAACGCTAGTAATGCCAGCGTTGCTACTATGACTAACAGTAAAGTGTGTGTGCTTGAGCATATGTTCTAAATCAAAACTGTCATAGGTTTGTTGTACATGCTTGGGTATATTCCATGTTACACCTTGATCCTTGTACCATTGCATATCGCAGTTCCAGTGCAGAGATTCTCTATAGCGAGGATGACTGCGAACAACTATAGGTTTGTCTGTAACTTTGCGCACTTCTTGGATAGTATTACGATAGTAATAATCCATAACAGGCATATTGCGCCATTGCTCACTGCACCCATGTTGTCCACATATTAGCACATACTCGCCTTCTTGTTGCCATGGCTGTAACACAATGCCAAACTTGCTTAGTCTGTCGTCAGGCATGTAAGCATCTACAGCAAAGTCTGCATCTCTGTTGATCCCGTTTATACCCAACTTCCAAGTAGTGTTGCGTATAAGCCCGCCCACTTCAATGACAATGATTGGCTTGTTTTGTGCGCGGTAATGATCCCATACACGTTTGTTAGCACTCATCTTTCCATACCATAGCACACTCCATATAAGTGCTGCATCAGCATCCATGCTACCTTCAACAAGTGTGTCTGTTTGTTGTATAGCATCTACAAGTTGTGGATATACTTCTTGTGCATTGTTTGGTAAGTTATTTGGGAAGTGCGCTATCTTCATCTTTGACTCTCTGTATGTTTTCCTCACTAATAGGAAACTCTGGTAAAACTTTCTGCAAGTATTCTAAATGCAGTAAAGGTGTAGGATGATGGTCAACACGTTCCCATAACCTAAACTTCGTGATTTCCTCTAGGGTTTCTGCATTCATTTTGTCTAATAAAAAACTGGTACTACGGCTGTGACGATCGATGTTTCCTTGTTCTAAATCTTGTATTGTAGGCAGTATACTGTCCTCAGGATTTTGATCGTAAAAATAGTTATCTGGAACATATAACTGTTCATACCAACTGCGATCCTTTACAAGCTCACTGCGTCTGTTATACCAGTTTCCTTTGTAAACAACATCCAACATGCTAGGACGAACTTGATCAAAAAACCTTTGATATTTACGTTTATATAGACTTACTGTGTCATTGTTTAGTACTTGTTGTGTCCAACTTAACCGTAGATATTCTTTTGCATTGTCCAGTGGCATCATACTAGTGAATATGTATTGACATCCTGTGTGTTCTAATGCTAAAAGTGCTGCAGATATATGTGCGCAATCTCTTATAAAAAAGCCTACAGGATCTACATACTCCATAAAGCCGTCATTGTATGTGTTTTGATTATATATACAACCAGGTGCAATCCAGTCGTCTCCTACATAACGGTCTTCTCTAATCGTATTGCTCCACATGACTATAACAGTGCTTGATTCTGATATCTTGCGTTCTGCTATACATTGTAGTATACTATTGAAAATGTAAGTGTTACCTGCGCCACCTCTGCCGTGATTTTCAGAGTAATCAAACTCTCTGCCTAAGATGTCCGCCCAGGTGCTCCAGTTATAGCTCGTAAAACTACAACCAAACGTAAAAAGTTCACTCATGTTTAAGGACCGATAAATAGTTATATGCGTACATTATCAGTATTTACCACCTGGCATCCCACAGGTTATAAGAAATATGGCAAGCAGTTTATTGAGGGATATAATCTAAACTGGCCCAAAGAAGTTCCTCTTACAATCTATGCAGAGGATCACAGCCCAAGTGTAGAAGGTAATCACAGTATTACTGTACACGACCAACGAACAACCTTGCCAGACCTTAAGGCTTGGCAAGAACGACACAAAGACAATCCGCATGCACACGGATGGAACAAAGATAAGAGCAAAAAAAGTTTTTTGTGGGACGCAAGTCGTTTTGCAAACAAAGTATTTGCACTGTGGCATTTTGCAGAACACTGTGATACAGATATCTTCGTCTGGTGTGATGCGGATGTGAGAACACATACACCAATGACACTGGAGTTTTTACATAGTATTGCACCAAACGAAAATCAACTTGCAACATATCTAGGACGCAAGACTTGGCCCGAGTGTGGCTGGATGATGTTTAATCGTCGTCATCCACAGTTTGCGGAGTTAATGGAACAGTGGCGTTGGATTTACGAAAGCGATGATATTTTCAATCACGATGAAAGCCATGACAGTTTTATCTTTGGAGAACTTGTAGAGGACTTTAAAGCAGTGGGTGTAGAGTTTAATGACCTAGGCGGCGCTGACCAAGGCGGGCATATCTTTATTAACAGTGTACTAGGTGCTTACATGGATCACTTAAAGGGCTTTAGAAAAGAAGTAGGCAAAAGTCTTGCAGGCGATATCACTGGTGGTTTTCAGCATAAAGACAACGAATGGTGGCAGGACGTAAGACATGTTACTAAAAGTCAAATACAAGCAGAGAAACTTAAAAATCCGCATGAGTACGATGCTACTAAACAAGTGAAATCGAAAGGTATAAAATGAGTAACCTAAGTGTATTACAAAACATAACAGAAGTGCGCAGCGATCCATTTCCATATGTGTGCGTGGAAGGCGCAATGCCTGATAGATTTTACAGAGAACTAGAAGCAACATTTCCAGAGGATATGATTGTTAATAATACACAGCCACATGATGGCGGTATTTGTTATCGCTTTAAATGTAAAGAAGCAACTATGTGGCAACCGCCTGCTATTTGGCAAGACTTTTTTGCGTATCACTCAAGCACAGAATACTTTCGTAGTTGTGCAGAACTATTTGCTCCTCACATTGTTGCAGCATATGGTGAAGAGTTTTATGAAAACTTAAAAACAAAGCCAGTTAGTGTGCGTGATGTTGACCCCAGTGGACACTATGTAACAGACTGTCAGTTTGTTGTGCATGAGCCTGTGGATCAAACTGGCACTAGTCGTACACCGCATGTTGATAATCCTGTAGAGATTTATGCCGGACTACTATACATGCGCAAGCAAGCAGACATGGCAGAGGGTGGAAACTTTACAGTACATCGTGTAACAGGAGAAATCACAGAAGTAAATAAGAGCTTGGGCAGACAAGTGGACAACAGTTTGCACGAGCCGGTGTTTGAAGTACCTTATCGTGCAAATAACTTTTGTATGTTCCTAAATGTAAAAAACAGTGTACACAGTGTTACACCTCGCATTGCTCCGACAGAGCGCAGACACAGCATCAACATTATTGGTGAGTTCAACGGCACAGGCAAGATGTGGAAAGTAAAAGAAATCAAATCGTGAAAGCACATTGTTTAATACCCTGGACTAACATAGACATAGGCCCACGTGGACACATGGTGCCATGCTGTAAGTATGAATGTGACAACAGTGAAATGTTAAACATTACAGAAAACAGTGTACAAGATTATGTTGACAGTGACTTTCTCAAAGATATCAAAACCACTATGCTGAAAAATGAATGGCCCGAAGGTTGCATTCGTTGTCGCACAGAGGAAGAGAATGGTATTAAAAGCAAACGAGAACTTGACTACGAGCGTTGGCAAACTCACTATGATGACTACAATGATCAAAAAGGATTTATTACAGCAAGCATAGGCTTCGGTAACACTTGTAACCTGAAGTGTATTACTTGTAATCCAACAAGCAGTAGTCGTTGGCGCAAAGAATACGCAGACATATATGGCGTAGACAAACCTCCTGTTGAAACAATCAGTCAAGCTGCTGACGACATTTATGCTAGCATGCCTAATCTCATACACTTGGATGTTATTGGTGGTGAACCTCTTATCAGTGAACCAGAAAAACAACAAGAACTACTATTACGTTATGTACAAAGCGGACAAGCAAAAGACATGACACTGCACTATACTACAAATGCACAACAGTTTCCCAGTGAGATATGGTGGGACATTTGGTGTAACTTTGCAGAGATTGACATGCAGTTGAGCATTGACGCAGTAGGTCCTCGCTATGAATACATACGTCATCCTGCATGCAGTGTAACACTTGAAGACAATGTAAAGAGCTGGCAAGAGGCTACACGAGAATATAGTAACCTACGACTTAGTGTAAGTCATACACTAAGCGCATACAACGTTTATTATTTGGATGAGTTTTTTAGTTGGTGTGAACATTTTGAGTTGCCTAGACCGTGGGTAGGAAGAGTACACACGCCCAAACACATGCGAGTAGATGTATTTCCTATGCAAGTAAAACAAAATATTATAGAGCATTTGCAGACAAGTAAATACCGAGACGTAAATACTTGGGCAAAGTTTTTATCAAGTAACGACAGCAGCGAATACTATGCAGACTTTAGGCGTTATACAGATCAACACGATTTATACAGACACACTAACTTTGCAGAAACATTCCCAGAACTAGAAAGGGTTATAAATGGCGTTCAATAACATTATGCAGTTAGCAACTGCTACACTAGTGCAGCAAAATGCTTTTGCTCCTGATGCAACAGTTGTTGAATGGGGTAATCAAAGATTTAGATACAGTGATAGTTGGATTGACATATGTGCAGCTGTAAGCGGAAAGACACTGCGTAAACCCACACAGTATGTCTGGGAATACTTTGAAGATCTTGGATTTAGTGATTATCTTGCTATTGATATCAACACTGAACTGCGCAGTATTGCAATGGATCTCAACTTTATTCTTAAAGACAAATACAACTACACCCGACAGTTTGACTATGTAACAAACAACGGCACAGGCGAACACATCTTTGACCAGCGCACAGTGTTTGAAAACATGCACAACTTGTGCAAAGTTGGCGGTACAATGATAAATGTACTGCCATTTGCGCCATGGTTTAATCATTGTTTTTACAGTTTTCATCCGCAGTTGTTCCGTGACATTGCCGCTGCAAATGGATACACTTGGCAGTTTATGTGGTTAGCACAAAACACAGGCAAGTATGTAGACTGCCCTACAGACTTTGAAAGTTGGACATACTATGAACAAAAAAAGCCTCGCACTCCTGTTAGTGATTTGGAAAAGCATTTTGATGCCCTTCATAATCGCGAAGGCAAAACTCATAATGTTAGTATTGTTACTGCGTATACTAAAACAGAAGATAAGCCGTTTCAGATCCCGTTCCAAGGAAGATATGTAAACGATATTGTTGATGATTTGAAGAGCGAGTATAGTGAAACAAACGTAGATGTAAGACAAAAGGATCATACCAGTGCAACTTACTAGTGCAGATGTATGCCGTATTACATTTGAAAAGTGTATACCGCATATTACAAACTTTACTACAGCAATAGATGTAGGCTGTCGTTATGGACAGTTTACTAGACCTATTTTAGAATATTTTGATCATTGTTATAGTTTCGATTACAGGTTGACGAAAGACATGAAGGCGTTGCTAGCAGAAACACTTGGAAAAAAAATAACCTACTATGAAACAGGACTCAGTGACAAAGAAGAAACTGCTACGGCATGGGGTGGCGTTATCGTAGAAAACAGACAAGGACACTTCAGCGACAGTAAAAAGATGCAAGCACATTTAACAACCATGGACAGTTATGGTATACAAGACGTGGGCTTTATTAAGATAGATGTAGAAGGGCACGAGCTCATGGTACTGCGAGGTGCGCTGAACACAATAGAAAGAAATAATCCTGTTATTTGCATAGAGCAAAATGATGCTACAGAGAAATGGGGAAAAGGCAAGGAGTTTGAGGCACTAGACTTTCTTAAAGACATAGGCTACACAGTGGTTGATACAAGAAAGCATGATTACATTATGGTACGCAAATAATGTTTATTACAACAAATCACGAGCTGGGATTCATACACATTCCTAAATGTGGCGGAAGCAGTGTGTATCTAGCATTTGCAGGAGAAGATAAACGCTACAGGAAACGTGCAGACATGCCGTGGGCACCATGGCCCATACATAAAGCACACTCAAAATACAGAAGTGCATACCCTTATAAATCAGATAATAAACAACTGCCATTATTTCCACCACCTAAGCAGTGGTTCGCTACAGTGCGTAATCCATATGCACGTTATCACACTTGGTTTTACTATCAACAAGAGTGGGATAGAAAACGATACGAAGGCGAACTGCCGTTAAAAGGTGGACTAACAATGGAAATGCTGGAATGGAGAATGCGTTATTGGGATACTGCAACTCCGCTCGGTGTTATTAAAACGTTTGATACAATCGACAAAGACGACTGTTGGCTATATGCTGTTGGTAATATTAGAACTCCTCAGTGGATGTGGATTACTGGCAGTGATGCAAAGTGCTTCAAACTAGAAAATATTGATAAAATGTGGACTTGGCTAGAAGACATGGGCACACATGTTGAGCCTTTACACAATAAAAAGAACACAGCCAAAAAAGGCACATGGCTAGACCTAGACGAAGAAGTACTAGTGCTTATTCAACAACGCTACAAGCAGGATTTCAATAAGTTTAAATATGACATGGTTATTACCTAATACAGACTTACTGTTTATCCATATTCCTAAATGTGGTGGTACAAGCATAAGCAAAAGTTTAACTCGTTGCGCTATTGATTTAACAGTTCCGAGATTTCCACAAAGCACAATAGAAACTATTTGGCCCAGGGATGTTAGAAAAAAAGCACCACCTCACATTAAAGTAAGTGAATATATTGCACTGGGATATGATCTAAGTAAGCATCATGTGTTCACACAAGTACGCAACCCTTACACACGATTAGTCAGTGTATATTATTTTGTTAAACGACAAGACAAAGCAAGAATGCATGGCAGAGACACAGATTTAAAAACAGATATACAGTTTTACCGCCGGCGTTACACGATGTTCAAGCACATGAGCTTCGAAGAGTTTGTTAAGACTTTTTTAGACCGTGATCAACAACCTGATTTAATCAATAAATGGGTAGTAGAAACTACCAGTCAACTAGTGTATGGACTTACTCCTCAGTATGCATGGACAGATGGACACCCTGTACAAATCTTTAAAATGGAAAAAGCAAACAAAGCAGTAAGGTTTATACAAGAAAAGATGGGTAAAGAGTTTTTCTATAGACATATGAAATGGCAAAGAATACAAGACTACATGGGACATTACAACGATGAACTCAGAGAACTTGTATATGAATACTATAAACAAGACTTTGCGAAGTTTGACTATGCTGCATAAAAATCTCAACAATCCTGACAGTAAATGCAACTGGGTAATGAACAGTTTACAAACGGGTTGGCAAGGACCCGAGCATCATTTCTGGGGTTTTATTGGCAACAATGAACAACAAATAAAAAAACTAACAGCCGAAGGCAAGGACTGGTATTTCTGGGACATGCCATATTATGGAAGATGGAATGGACTTAAACAAGCACTCAATCCTGAACAAGATTTTTATTGGCGGGCAAGCCGTAATCACATACACTATCGTCGCACTGAGGACTATCCGGACGATAGATTTAGACAATGGGGTGTACAACCAAAGCCACATACCCTTGGATCCAAAATACTAGTATGTCCTAGCAGTGAAACAATGACACGTTGGTGTACTGGTATGGATGTAAAAATGTGGACAAATACCATTGTTACTGCACTGCGTAAGTATACTGATAGATATATTGAAGTTAGATATAAGCCTCGCAAAAACGGCACAAGCGGTCCTAGTGTTGCAGATATTCCTTTTGCACAGCAATGTGAAAATACGCACTGTGTAGTTACTTGCATAAGTTTAGCGGCAGTGGAAGCACAACTATTAGGTATTCCAACCATATGTCATCCATACAGTTTTGCAGCGGACATAAGTAGTACTAAGTTAGAAGAAATCGAAAATCCTCGTCGTGTAGACACACAGCAATGGTTTAATAATCTTGCATACAGCCAGTTTACACATGGTGAGATTGAAAGCGGATTAGCACAAGAGATACTCAATGCCTAAACTATATGTGTTTGACACACAGCGAAAAATAACCACAGACGTAACCATTGCATTTGCCAGAGGTGTTGCGCATCATAATAATCTAACACAAGGTCCTTGGGAAGTTAGACACATTCCTATTCAAAACTTTTTGGACAACGGCATGCCAGGAGATCTTGAACCAGGCGTCGATGCAGTTGCTACACTGGGCATACTTCGTGGTACAGGACTTATGCTTAAACAAGCAAAACGCCAAGGACTAGATTATTACTATATGGATCATGCTTACTTTAATCCAGGCTATAACGGTAAAGGCTGGATGCGTATTAGTAAGAATGGACACAGTTGCCCTATAATCAGAGAATGCGACAAAGATAAATTCAAAGGATTTCATAACAATCACGGACACACTATAGAACCATGGCGTACTAATGAACAACGCGGAGATAAAATACTTGTACTGCCTCCAACAAATGCTGTGGCATGGTTTTTTGATGAACCTGATTGGGCACAAAATACAGTGGCAGCACTAAAAAATATACTCCCTCCCGAACAACACACGAGAATAGTTGTTAGAAATAAACCAAAAGAACCTGTTGTTGATGCTAGAGGCTTTTTAAAACATTTAAAAATAAATGATATGAATGGCTCAACGCCTATCCAACAAGATCTTGAAGATGCGCAGTGTGTAGTTGCTTACAATAGTATGGTTGCACTGCAAGCAACTATGATGGGTATTCCTGTTATTGCTAGCGAAAACAGTCCTTGTGCTAGGATTAGTTTTGCACTAGATGACATTGCAAATCCTCAAGTGTTCAACCAAGAACCACAAAATAGACATAAACTTGTGTATTGGTTAGCATACAATCAATGGAAAATGAGAGACATTGACAACGGCAAAGCCTGGCAAATGTTGCAGGAGAACTATAGTGGTTTTTAAAACTAATAAGTTAAGAGTTACATCAGAAGACTTCTACGCTAGTATAGATGAAGTGCCTGGTGTAATGGAACTGGCAAGACAAGGCTTTCATGATGCACTAGCAATGATAAAGCAAAATCTAGACAAACCAAGTTTATGTTTACAAATAGTAGCGACACGTCAGGCAAGTAAAGTAGCTCACAGTGAACAAGGCGATATGATTGCTGCATATGGTTGGAAAGTTTGTGAAATATTAGGGCAAGGCAAGGATGGCATAACCTTCTGGGGTTATAGATATGATGACGACAGTGAAGAAATGAACATCGTAAAAATACTTACACAATATGCTAAACTGTATAATAACCATACAGAAATATTTAATGCTATTTTGAGGAAATGCCAAGAAAGAAAAGCTGCTCCACATACTGCTCTCTTGGATCATGTTGTAAAAAACGATTATACAAACTATAAATGTGATCAGGTTTACAAGCACATTAAACAAGATCGCAAACAAATACACAAAGCATTGAGTAATATATGTAAAATGAATGCTTGGTGTATTGCAAACACAGGATTTGTATTTTGGGATTTAGGTTATAGCAACGGACGAAACTTTATGATTGACCGTAAAGGCACAATAAAGTGGGTTGACTATGGCGGCGCTGGTATGCTACAATGTAAGAACTTTAAAGAAATATATGACAGTTATAAAGGACTGCCAGTGCTTACACAACAGGCATATCCAGGTAAGTTAAGTCTTGTTGCTGGACGCAGTGATTTTGTATTTTGTCAGTTTTTATTCAACTATGAGTTTTGGAGTCAACCAAATACAACAGCAGATTTGTACAGCAGCATGCTTCAAGTAAAGAGTGAAGTTATTCCTGAGATAACAAAATGGGTACTGCCTAATGTATTGTCTACAAAAATATCTCGCCAACTATATGAGAAGTATAAAGGCTGGGATTGGCTAGATGACAGAACTTGGAAAAGCGTAGGAAAGTTTTTTGATGCAAACACTTGAACGAGCAGACATTGAAAGTATCACATTTGGTGGACACGACAGTCCGATAACACAAGTACGAGGATATCAAAACTATGATATCAGTGACGAACAAGTGTTAGCATTAAATAATCCAGGACCAAAGCGTCCATGGGTAGATACAAAAATAAAAAGCAGAGATTTTGAACGTATATTTTTTGAGATAAGTCCTCGTAGTTATGCTGACTTTGGCAGTAATCTAGGCTATTATGTTTTCAAAAGCGCACAAGAGTTTGATGTACCCAGTGTAGGTGTAGACTATAACCGAGAATACATCGGTGTATGCGAAACAATAAAGCAAAGACACAGTGCGGCATTGGCAACATTTGTAAACACTAACTTAGATACATGGTGCCTGGACTCAGACCATTATGATTTTATGACAGTGTTTAATGTTATTCATCATTTATACAATCGAACAGAACGCTACATGGACATGGAGAAACTCGTAAACGACTTTGCTGACAAAGCAAGTGTAATATTATTTGAAGTACCCACAGAAAAAGATAAAAAAGGTCACAAATGGACTATGGATACTGGCTACAGCGAAGCACTGTTTGTAGAATGTGCAAATGAAATCTTTGCTAGTGTTGAACACATGCCAGGACAAACACAGCATCGTCCTTATTATTTGTGCAAGACTTGAAAGGATCCTCAATGAACAACATTTATGTAGGCTGGGACAGCCGTGAAGATATTGCATATCAAGTATGCGAACACTCAATACTAAGACGCACATACCGAGAGTTTGTAAATGTAATACCACTAAAGCAAAATGATCTACGAGAGCAAAAAGTTTATTGGCGCGAAGTAGATAAACTTGCTAGCACAGAGTTTACATTTACACGCTTTCTTATTCCGCATCTAAACAACTACAAAGGACTAGCAGTGTTCTGTGATAGTGATATGGTGTTTTTAACTGATGCACATCATTTGTTTAACAACGGATTTAGAGATACTAGCAAAGCAGTTTGGGTAGTAAAGCATGACTACAATCCTCCGGAAGGACTAAAGATGGATGGGCAAATGCAGTTGCAGTATCCTCGAAAGAACTGGTCGAGCTTTATGATCTTTAACTGCGAACATCCTAGTTGTAAGAACTTGGATTTAGAAACCGTAAACAGTGAAACAGGCGCATACCTGCACCGCTTCGAATGGTGCGATGATAGCGAGATTGGTGTACTGGGTCCTGAATGGAACTGGCTAGTAGGACATTACAACGAGCCTCAGGATGGTACACCTAAGGTACTACACTACACCGAAGGTGGTCCGTGGTTTGAAAACATGCGTGATTGCGAATATGATCATGTGTGGAAAAAAGAAGTAATCAACATGTATAGTAGTTAAATGAAAAAAGTAGTATTAGTTACAGGCGGATTTGATCCCTTACATTCAGGACACATTGCATATTTTAAAGCGGCTGCTGAACTAGGCGATGAACTATGGGTTGGCTTAAACAGTGATGAATGGTTATCCCGTAAAAAAGGACGCAGTTTTATGCCTATACAAGAACGTGCAAGTATTGTAGAAGCAATGGGCTGCGTTAAGCAAGTTATAACTGGATTCAAAGATGATGACGATAGTGCTTGTGATGCTATTCGTTGGGCACTAGAGTTAGGTGCTGAACATGTAGTATTTGCCAATGGCGGCGACCGCGGCGATGGTAACTGCCCTGAACTAGAAACTTACACAGCGCACGATGATGTATCATTTGTTTGGGGTGTTGGCGGCACAGATAAAAAGAATAGCAGCAGTTGGATTCTCAAAGAATGGCGAGCACCTAAAGTAGAACGCGAGTGGGGACACTACAGAGAACTATACAGCGGTGATGGATTTAGTGTCAAGGAACTGGTGATTGCTCCGCACAGTAGTCTCAGCATGCAGAAACATAAACATCGCAGTGAAACTTGGAATCTAGTAAGTGGCAGTGCATATGTACTAACCAGTACTGGTTCTGATCCATTTGACGGCGCAGGACGACAAACGCTAACTCCGCCTAATCCTGTGGACATTCCACGTGGCGTATGGCACCAAGGCGTAAACGACAGCGATGAGCCTGCACACATTGTTGAAGTTTGGAAAGGCCCTAGCGAGCAGTTAACCGAAGATGACATTGAGCGTTTTGAATGAAAGAAGTAGCACTGGTATGTGCTGGCGCAAAGTTTGATCCCGATATTCATGTCCGCCAAATATACCTAAACTTACAAAAGAACTGTAGTGATTTTAGATTAACTGTTTTTACTGACAAAGGCAGAGGTCTAGACTTGCCAGGTGTGCGACTTATACAGTTACCAGATTGGAATCTATCACCTAGACAGTTATGGTGGTATAAACTTTACATACACGCACAGCATGAATGGACTGGACCTGTGCTATACATGGATTTAGACACTGTAATCATCAACAACATAGACAAGTTTTGGGATTATCACCCGGGTGATTTTTGTATTTGCCAAGACTTTAATAGACAGTTTATCAGAGACTATGCTGTTAGCAACAGCAGTATTATGCGGTTTGATCCCGGCACTACCTCGGAGATGTATAATAACTTTGTAGGTAATATAGAAAAACATCTGCGTCAGTTTCGAGGTGATCAAGACTATGTTACTGATTGGTTTAAGAATCGTCCTGAGAAAACTTGGTGGCCCAAAGAATGGGCAATGAGTTACAAATGGGAAATAAAACATGGCGGTAGTCGTATAGGTGGAATGGATGTAAAATATCCAGATGATTACTACCATCCGGAACATGATGAAGTCATTCCGGATAAATGCAGTATTGTAGTATTTCACGGAAAACCTGATCCATATGACACAGATTTTGGTAAAAAAAGGTTGACAGTTCCTATATAGGTGCTATTATATATGTATAGTTAGAAACAAGAGAGAGAGCGGAACTATGCAACAGCAAATCGAAACACTGATCCAAGATATCAAAGCAGACTATATTAGGTTTGCAGAAGCTGCTAACCGCGGTCCAATCGCAAAGCAAACAGGTTATTTTGCAGAGCAGGTTGCCAAGTTTGATGATCTTATTACTGTAAAAACAGGTAACAAATACATCAAGATCGTTAGAGAAGGTAGCGTCTGGGGATTCATCGTTAACACTGATAAAGATAAAAAGTTTCAATATGGTGACATATTGATGGCTGCAGGGTTTAACGCTCCTGCTCGTAACAAAGCACGTGGTAACATTTTCAAAGGTTACAACATTCAATGGACAGGTCCTAACTACCTGCGCTAAAACAATCCTCAATATAAAAAAGCAAAAGGAAGCATTTATGAACAATATCAAAGGTAGAACTGCTGCAGAACAAGCCGCTATTGACGAGTATTTTGCCAATGGCGGTAAGGTTACAATCTGCCCTGTCAACGAACGTACAGAGGATCTTGTGGTCAATATGTTCAAACGTGGACGAGGGCGTCCTAAGAAAAAAGATGCGGATAAGGGGTTGACATCTACCGAATAGATGTTATTATAAATGTATAGTAAACATTTGGAGAGAGATATGTTTAAGTTCGAAAACCTCGCAAACATCGGTGATACTATTCGCAGCTATGACTTCGATCCTAAGATGATGGAAGCAATGGGCGAAACACCCAAGTACATCCAAGGCAAGATCATTGCTAAAGGATGGATCAAGCATCCAGTACATGGCTTCGAAATGTACAAAGGGTACACTATCCAGATTGAAGAAGATACAGAAGGTCATCGTATTGGCGATGAAGGTTATGTGCCTTTTGAAACAAGTTTTATGGAATATGATAACCGTGTGGAGTTGGTATAATGAAAGCATATCTCGAGTGCTTGGATCAAGCAGAAGAAAATATCCGTGCAATGTTTAGCACAGTTGAGCGTGAAGTTGAATGGTGCTTAACAGATGAAACAACGCTAGGTACAGCAAAATCTATTACAAGCAAAATTACTGCTGGGTTAGATGAAGCACTAGCGGCAATCGAAGAACAACGTGAAATATGTAAAAGGATAGAAGAATATGTCTAAAGAACTTTTTGAAGGAACACAGCAAGCAGTAAACCAACTGAGTTTGTTTAGTGTAACTCCTGAAACGATCCTTGCAGGCAAGTCATACACTTGTACATTCACTGTTCCTTGTATTCCACTAGACGAGTTTGGTCGTCCAGGCGGGATGATGAGTATGGCAGACTTGCCCGTTAATCGTGTAGATGATTATACTAGCACAGGCTATATTGTCGCTCGTGACACTGAACAGCGTTTAGTAGAAGTCCAAGACGACAAATCAAATCGCAAGTTTGTTGTTGAATATGATAACCTCGAGAATATTGTAGAGGATGTGTAATGGAAGTCACAGTTAACAACAGCGGCAACTTAGAACTGTTATTGGACAAGTGGGATATTTTTGTAAACCTGTTAGCAATGGGTTTCACTATCGCACTTGTTGTAACTGTGATTGTTGCTAGCATTAAGTTGGGTTGGAAACTTTGGCCCTATATTTTAGTTGCTGGTGCGCTGGCATTTTTGTTTGTATAAAGGAGTATACAATGAGTGAAGGACCTTTTGAAGCTGCGTTTAACATGGATACCACAGGTGTTGTTCGCAGAGAAATCGTCACATATCGTTATGTAAATGGAACGATCCGCATGGAAACTGCAACAAGAACCTATACCGGTGACGACTATAACGATTCTACGCAATCTATCCCAATGCCGGAGGGTACCAATGGCTGAGCCAGTTGATCCCAGCAAGAAGCACTTTTACATTAGTCTTGTAAAAAGTGGGTTACGCCTAATAGGCTGTTATTTGCTTTGGAGTGCAGGCTATGTCATGGATGACATTCCAGGCATGTTTGTAATGTACACTGCATATGCACTAGGTGCCGCTGAAGTATTAGGCATTGTGGAGGAACTGTAATGGGACCGTTTGATTTAGAAAAACAACTTGCTCGTAAAAAAGCCATAGCAAGTTTATTGTTAAATACTAATCTCAGCGACGATGCTAGAGTAATCTGGGAATATCACCTTAATAACATTACATTGGATGAAGGTGAATATAATCATCGTGTAAAGCAAATATTTGGAGGAACCGAATGGAACCGATATACTGGCACACACTCGCCTATATTGTTGGATCAGTAATAGGCTATATCTTTGGTCGTCAAAGCGGACTTACAGTTGGTATTGTGTCCGCTATTGACAGTTTGATTGACGGCGGATTTGTTAAAACAAAAGAAGACAAAGACGGCGATATTGAACTTATTAAACTAACATGGGAAGAAAGACATGGAACTTCCAAATCAGAAACTAGTTAGGTTTGGTCCTGACTACGAACTAAGCATTGTTAGAGAAAAAGATCGCAATGATCTTTATGAAATGGCAGTGCTTTTCAAAGGTACGATTGTAAATATGCCAGGCATCAGTGATGAACATGACGATGTCACACGTTTCAGAACGGCACAAGATGTGCAAAGTGTTATGAAAAAAATGCACATGCTTACCGGAAAACTACCAGAAAACAGTTGACATATACCTCTCCTGTGCTATTATAAAGTATAAGTTAAAACAAAGGAGAGACGAATGGGACGAGTTAAAGCACTTGTAATGGACTTTGAAGATAAGTTTATTGATAATGTCAGTGAAATTATTGGCGGTTGTGAATGTGTTGATGAACTGTTGACAAGTCTTGAAAAAGACGGTTCGATGGATCTTATTACACACATGACAGACAGTGATAAACTAGATTTTATCGGTGAACTTTGGAACGACTTTTGGCTTGAAAAAGTTTAGGTTGACATACACTGTAGATGTGTTATTGTTAATAGTAAGTTAAATGTTTGGAGAGAAACAAATGAACTATTCACCAGAACTTCAGAATGCATTAGATGCAATGCGCAAGATTACTGATACATCAGATATGCATGTATTGGCTCAGCAGTACAACTCACACATTACACTGCTTGGCAAGCGCAACGGTGCTGGCATTATCAAAGGCGATAAGATTGCTTGGGAGTATGGCGGACTTAAAAAGGTTGGTATTGTAACCAAAGTTAACCGCAAGACCATTGAAGTACAGAACTATGGTAACACACCATTTGGTTCAACACGCACACGCTTGGACAAGTCAATGATCCTGGGCAAAGTAACGGATAATGCCTAATGTTTAGTCACAACAGTGATACAATCAATACAAAAGGACATCCATTCGTGGGTGTCCAGTGGCCCATTGTAGGCAGTCGCGGTGATAGTTACAGTGTAGAAATGACCGATTATGGTTTTAGTTGTGACTGCCCTGCTCGTGTTAAATGTAAACACATTAAAGGTGTTGAAAAAAGGTTAGACGATGTGGATCTTTGAAGAACTATTTAAGTGTGTTGCTATTGCATGGATAGCAATATTTGCAGTAATGTATTTGGTCAATGTCTTCGCATAAGTATTGGCCCAATATTGTTAGAGAAGTTTTTCCAGGTGCGGTTGTAGTAGATGCTGCACTTGAGTATCCTATTACTGACCATGGCTGGCGTGTAAACCTTCCTACCCCAAAAGACCTAGCATGGGAACTTCCTGATTTTAGACTTGTTTTAAATCTGCAGGATATGCTTACTCAAAGCAGAGAACACAAGTTTCCCATTGAGTTAAAAAATATACATGATTTTTATAGTGGATTTGATTTTGTAGATATGAACAAAATCATTGTGCTTGTGTGGCCCATGGGTTTACAAAAAGACTGGAATATTGCAGACAGTTTTAAGATCGTTGAGTTCAGCAGTCATCAGTATGAAACTTGGTGTCAATATAAAGATGCTGAAGATGTTCTCCGCGATGCATTTAGTAGGGAACATAAAGACTTTGAATATAACTTTGTTTGCCCACAGCGAATATATAAGCCGCATCGTGGTGCACTGCACGGTAGTTTAAACAACAGTATTGGTAATATTAGTTTACAAACCAAAGGTATAGAGCTTGCGTATCCAAGTTTAACAATGCAGGAATATGATGATACATATAACAATCTGCTAAACTTGTTGGCTATGAAAAAGAACTACAATACTAGTTTGTTTACTATTATTAGTGAAAGTCAGTATGCAGAAGAATATGGAATCATTACAGAGAAAACATGGAACGCTATCGTAGCAGGACATCCGTTTTTAATGTGTGCGCACCAGTTTGCACTAGTACAACTGCAAGGGCTAGGCTTTCATACATACAGCAACATTTTTGATGAGACATATGACGAACTAGATAATATTGTTCGTATGAAAGATATGTTAGACAGCAACTACAGTTTTACACATGAACGTTTGAGTTATACTGAGATGGAAAATATCTACAACGAACTGCAAGGGCTGATTAACTACAACAGAGATTACTTTTTTGATCAGTTTGGTGACCAGCTGATTAGTGAACTAAGAATGGACTTGTTGCACCTATGGGGCAAATAGAAAGAAACTTAGACGCATATGCAGCTACGATGTTTGAGCGCAATGTTAATATGATGATACCTTACTATCTCATGGCGGCATATGCTTACTATAAAGAAGACGATCCTATATTCAGTGACGCTTTTTTTGATTCATTGGCAAAAACAATACTAGAACGTTGGGACGACATAGAACATTTTCACAAGCATCTTCTTACCAAAGAGGATTTAGTAGCAGGTAGTTATTTGGGCGAATACCCAGAGCGCCTTAAAGGCGGCTTACGCAGGTTGCGAGAAGATACAAGATCGAAGCGAAAGTAAAAGTTTTGGAATATAATCTAAACAATAAACTGCCGCCTTTAGGGTTAAAACAAGTTACAGGAACTAACGAAACCTTGAGAAGTTTGCACGATCCTGTTACAGGCTGGCCCATACGCACATTTAGATTACCTGCGCATATATGGTTGCAGGATGAACTAACATTTAAAGATGGTAAACTATTAGAACTTGAAAAATATATAGATCATTATGGAAATGATATTGATCAGGTTACTTTTTATGTGGACCACAAAAAGAAACTAACAGAGCTTTATCCAAACTTAAATTTTGTTAACTTTCCCCATTTCCTCAATGAACAACGTGCTAGCATAGAACATATCAATGTTCCGGAAGTTTTTACATTTACTCAAGACAAAGAGTTTGCATTTATGTGTTTAAATATGAACCGTAGAGCTCATAGAGACAAAACTGTAAAACTATTACAAAACATGCCTAGTAGATTGATTAGTTATAAAGCATTTGGTTGGGATATATTTGAACACGATGACTGGACTATAGAACAATATAATCAAGGTCCTGGATTGACTGGCAATAACGTCAATCTAAAACAACTGCAACCAGTATATAATCGTTGTGAGTTCAGCGTTGTAACTGAAACTAGATATGATTTGCCTTATGATTTTATAACAGAAAAAACAACACAGTGCTTTGTTGCACTGCATCCTGCACTTTATGTAAGTAATCGTGGACATGTTCAGGAACTTAGAAACTATGGATTTGATGTTTTTGATGATGTTTTTGATCACAGTTACGATACAGTAGAAGATGATAAACGAATAGAATATATGATTGAAAGTAATAGATCAGTGCTTGAAAAAGGTATACCCAACTATGGTGACCTTAAAGATAGACTATTAGACAACAAACGGCATTACTTAGATCCTAACTGTCCCTTATATGAGGTAGTATAAATGGCTATACATGGAATGATAGACCTAGAAACACTGGGCACTACTGCAGATACAGTAATACTTACTGTGGGTGCAATTAAGTTTGATCCACTTACAGATGCACAGCCCTATGCGGATATGTATCACAGATTGAACGTAGATCAACAAACAGATCTAGGACGTACAATTGATGAAAGCACAATAGAGTGGTGGGGTAAACAGGACCCAGAGATCTGGGAAGAAGCACTGGGCGATGACAATCGCATTGACGTTGATGACTTTATCAGAGACTTGCAGAAGTGGATAGTGGGCGTGGACGTAGTATGGGCTCAGGGATATGGGTTTGATATTACTATCTTGGATCATTTGCTACTGAGCAAGGGACATAACCTGCCCTGGAACTTTTGGAACGTGCGTGATAGCCGTACACTGTTTCAACTTATGCC